ACTGCTACACGACCATTGGCAATGGCATCATCGCTGAAACGTACTGCAACCTCTTTACCCTGTACTGCCTGCAAAGGCTCTTGGCGGTCAATCTTATGCCCACTGACACGTCTGTAACCTCTTGCTCGTGCGTCCTGTGGAGTATCGTCCACCATATCGGGAACACCGTTGAGGGCTTCACGCTCTATGCGCTCTGCTTCCTCACGTTCAGCACGCAATCGCTCTTCCTCTGCCTTGCGGAGTGCTGCGGCTTCATCGGCAACACGTCTGCGTTCTGCTTCTGCATCCATTCTTCTGCGGTTGGCAGTACCGGCAATCTTCTTCCAAATGTTCAGTTCCTGCTGTGCCGCATCAATCGCCGCCTTGCGTTCTTTCTCGGCAGCAATCTTCTCGGCAATGGTAGCACCGCCTTTCGACTTGGCTTTCTCCAATTTTTTCAAAGCTGCCTCTTTGTCGGCAACCATTCCATCGGCTACGGTTTGTGCCATAGCCTCATCGCCCTCTGTCTGCTCAACGATAGCGTCCCAAGCGGTATCGCTGTCGGTCTGCTCATAAAGGGGATTGCCCTGCATATCCTTTGGTATTCTCTGCATTGCAGGAATATTTTGAGGGGCAATGTTGCCATTTTCGGGAATATTTTCGCCACCATTGTTACCCTCATTCTCGGCAGGTTGCTCGATTACCACTCCGTTATGCTCCATCAGCATACTGTCGAGTTCATCACGAGTGAACAGGTTTACACGCTTGCCATTGATAGGTGCTTCGGTGTAAACCTCATATCTTCCGTCTGCATCTGCATCGGTAGTAATGTTGCCACGAACAGCATTTCCGTTCTCATCACGGAGGGAAACAAGGTCGTTGAGGGCATACTGCGGTCTGCTTTCTTCCTCAATAGCCTGCTGATAGGCTGCATTCTCGGCAGCTCTCTGCTGCTCGAACTGCGCCACACGTGCCAACTGTGCCGCCTCTGCCTGTTGCTGTATGGTCTCCTTGGCCAAGGGGAACACGTTTGTACCGTCCGACACATTTACAGTGCCGTCCCCATTATCCACAATACCCTCATCGTTGGCTACAATCTGCACCTGTATCTGTGCATCATCGCCTGTAATGGTGTATGTGTCGCCCGGATTGAATGTAACAATACCATCAATCCTGTTGGCTGCCTCCTGTGCGTACTGCTGACGGATAGCATCTGCGGCAGTCTGCATTTCAGTTATGGGGTCTAACGCCTCATCAATGTTCAATATAGCATCGGGCGACACCTGTTCAAGTGCGCCTGTCTCTGCATCACGAACAATGATACTGTTGTCCGAAGCCTCGATGTCAATACCGCTACCGTCTGCATACTGCACAAGGTTTCCGTTGATAACATACACACGGCGGTCGTCCTGCTTCATCGTTGCGCCCTGTATCATACCTGTTGTGCGGTTGGTACGGGCATTTACCATTGCGTTGCTCTGGTCGATGCGTCCGTCAATATCATCACGCACACGCTGTATCATACCGTCATACACCTGCTTTGAGTTGAGGTAGTCAAGCAAAATGCCTCGTTCCTCATCACTCCAATCTTCGGAGTTACGAATGTAGTCCAAATGTGCCGCAGGGTCGTTCTCGATGTCGGCAAGGAAATCTTCTTCAATGATTGCCAATGCCCTCTGACGTTGATAGTCATACATATTCTTGGCATCGTTCATTTCCTGCGAACTCTCAATGCTGTAACCGTCAATGTAACTTTCATCAAGAGCCTGTACGTCCTCATCCTGTGCTGCACCTCTTCTTTGTGCGAGTGTTCCGAGGTTGTAACCTCTCATCATCATAGAACGCTCCATATAGGTGAGAACAGCCGCTCTCTCTTCGTCTGTGAAGTCCTTATCGTTCACAATAGCCTCTGCCATTGCGCCCATATCCTCATTGGTGGTAAGGTCAAGCGATGTTCTCAACGGCTCCCATACCTCTTTGCCAAGCAATTCTGTTGCGTGTGCATCAGCCTTGTTTACACTGTGCTTCATTGAGGTATAGTGTGCTGCCGAAAGAGTGTGCTTACCTGCACCCATCAATCCCATAGAAAGAGCCATACCGCCCCAAACATCACCGTGGAATTGTCCTGTGGCAAATAGGTTGGTGCGTGTTCCGTCCGGGTTTTGCTGATAGGCATCGTCAAGATTGAGCATTGTGCGCCACATCTGACCATAGTATTCCTCTGTAACCTCGCCAAAATAGTCGCTCACACCCATTTTGTTGAACAGTTGGTGTGTTTGTCCCATAATGCCATTCAAAGCACCTGCATCAGCCTTTGAAAGCACAGCACCGAGACGTTTAGCACCTACCACATTGGCAAGTTTGCTCATATTACCGAATGTAACAACAGGGTCAAGATGTGCGCCGAACATTTCCGAATAGTTCTCGATGATAGCATTGGCTTCGCCTTGCCAAATGGCACTGCCCCAAGTCTCATCATTGCTGAAATCGTATGTTCCGTCCTCGTTTACGACAACATTACCCAATTTGCGGTCAATGATGTCGGAGGTTGTTTTGCCAACCTGCACAGTGTTGGTCATAAGCGGCGCACGAATGAGCAAGTCATCGCCCATTGTACCCAATGCCTTAATGGTCCAATTACCTGCATACTGTCCGAAACCTCTGACACCGTTGTTTCGCACATAGGTCTTGAAGCCTTGTTCTGCCATTTCCTCAACAACCTCACTTCCGATTACCTTTGTGGCGGCTCTTGTGCCACCCTTTGAAAGTAGGCTGATACCCTCGAAACCACCGCCTGTAATCACGAAGTCAAGCATAAAGGACGGCATATAGCCTGTCATTACACCTGCTCTGTTCCAAAAACTTGCATTGCCGCCATACGCCTGCTCCGCCTGTTCCTTGTTGTAGAGTGCGCCCATCATTTCGTTGTAGGCTTCACGTTCGCCCTCGGTCGCATTGTCATCTACAAGTTGGTCAGCGTGCATCATTGTCATTGCATCGCTCAAATCGCTCATACCGAAGTCCCACGTTCTGAAATCGCCTGCAATACGACCGAAGCCACGCCAAAAGCCAACATCTTCACCCTGTTCACGGTCTTGCTGTTCTTCGAGGTCTTTGATAAGTTCCTCTGTCTGACGAATAGCCACATTCAAAGCATTCTTCTCGGGGTCGCTCTGTTGCATACCTACATACATCTGACCTCCGATGAGCGCACGACCTAATCCTGTCAGTTTGGTGTTATTGAACTCCGTAGCCTCATCGTGTACCTCGCTGGCTCTCTCGTTCCGCTTTGCCTGCAATTCTGCGAGTTTCAACCTTGCACGGCGCAACTGCCCACTGACGGACATATCAGCCGCCTGTCGGTATCTGAAACTTTCCATATCGGCAAGCCACTTGCTTGTGTACCTGTTGCCAAGTGGGGTGATGTAGGTTTTCTCTACCTTGCCGCTTTGAGGGTTGAACATCATACGTCCCTCGACAGTCTGTCCGCCGCCTAATGGTGCGTTCTCGTGGTACTCACGCATTGTTGCCATACGTTCGTTGAAATCGTCCATAGACTGACGTGTACGGCGTTTCATCTGCTCAATACCTGCGCTGAAACGTATTTTATCCTGTTCTGTGAGCGGCGTTTCGCCTGTCGGAGTTGCAGGCTCTTCCACTTCGGGTGCAGGAGGTGCTGCCGCAGGCTGTTCGGGCTGTTGAGGCTCGCTGTTCTGTTGTTCAGACATAAACGTCCTGTAATCAGCCGACCTAACACGATACTTCTTCCCCTCACGCTCCATAATGGTTGAAGCATCGGGGAAATCTTTCATAAAGCTGTCAATGTGTTCGTCTTTCACATTGTACTTCTTTCCGTTGTACTCAAATATAGGCATAGTTATTATTTGTTACCGGGTGTATAATCAATCACTTCATCATCGCCACCGCCGGGAGTGTATTCCTCGACATCATCATTGAGTTCGCTTGTCATAGTGGCAGGGTCAATACCAGAGAGAGTGAGCATAATTTGAGAGGCTTTTGGCGATTTGTGCCAATTCTGCTTAACATAGTCCTCTTTCTTCTGCGGAGTGTCAAGACGTCTCATTTCACGCTCCCAACGTCTGCGCTGTGTCTCATCTGTTGGTGCGAGGTCTTCCAACATCGCATCATAGACCTGTTGCATTGAGCCTTTCCATACGTTTTCGTAGATTGCCACTTGGTTGCCGTTACCATCAGCAAAGCCGAGTTGCTTACCACGAACACCACGTGCTGCCGTTGCTCTTGCCTGCTCACGGCGAACGGAAACATTGTCATTATGCTGTCGAACTTGGAAGTTGTGTGAACGGTCAGAACGGCGTTTGTCCTCGTCAAAGGTTGCCTGCCAACGTCTATCTGCTTCCGCATCACGTCCACGTCTGTACTCTTGCTCGCTTGTATAGCGTTCATCGGCGATGCGCTCACGCTCGTTGCGGTGCTGAATACCCTCGTTGTACCTATCTCGTGCCTCTTGGTCGAGTCCGAGCTGTCGTTGCCAACTACGTTCACGGTGGGCTGCATCTTCATCAGCCTGTCTTGCACGCATAAGAGCGTTGTAATACGCCGTGTTCTTTTCCTCTCGGTCTTTCACCAATTTGTCATAGCGCACCTTGTTAGCGGTTGAAATAGTATTCTTACCGTCATACATATTCGGTGCATACTGTGTAGTGAAGAAAAGGTTTGAGAGGGCAGTTATACCGTCACCAATGGCTGCGAATATCTGCGCTCGCTTCTCTCTCTTCCTTTCCTTTTCAAGTTCCTCTGCCGTAGGTGGGGTGTATGGATTGAGTTTCTTGAACAGTTCCTCATAACCGCCACCACCGCCACCCGAGGCAGGCGCACCTGCTCCTGATGACGGCTTACTCTTTGCTCCGGGCTGTGTTGGAGCGGTAGGAGAAGATGAAACCGGGGCGTTCTCTCCCGAATTTTGTTCTGCCCACTCCTGTGAGCCTTTCGGTGGTGTGCTGCCGCCGCTTCCTCCTGCGTTCTCTCCCGAATTTTGTTCTGCCCACTCCTGTGAGCCTTTCGGTGCGTGTCCTCCACCATCGGGAGGACTGCCGCCTAAAATTTCATCTAATGTTGCCATAGGAGAATGGATTTAGAATGCGCCTGCGATACTTGCACCTGCGTTTGCTACGCCCTGTACTGCTTGACTGATAGCCTGTGCCTTGCCCTGCTCGATAGCGTTCAACTGCTCCACATATGCGTTGTCGTTTTGTAGATAAGTCGCTTCGATGCTGTCTTTGCGTGCATCAGCATTAGCCGCAATCTGCGCAGTAGCGTCAGCAAGTGCCTCGTTGTTGGCAGCTTTCGCCGCCGCTACACTTTCATCTGTACCGCCCATAACGGCTGCTGAACCTGCCGCCGCCCTGTTGCGCTGTTTGATACTCTCTTCGGTTTGCGTAAGGATACGTTGAGCATCGGCACGCTGTGTCGCATCTTCGTTGTAGCGTTGGTCATACCAATCTTGGTTTTTCTTACGCTGTGCCTCAACATTACGCTTCGCTTTTTTCATTGCCTTCGATGCGGAGATACCACCGAAGATAGCACCTGCTGCGCTAAGTCCTCCGCCGACAATGCTTCCAATAAGTCCCATACGTATGAAATGAATTGTTAAAAGTTATACTTCTGTTGCAAAACTAATCACATACCTTTGAGCCATCGTTTTATCTTTTTACAGTTGAATGGCAAAGGGAAAGAAAACAGGAGGGAGACAGGCAGGAACGCCCAATAAGGCATCTGCGGCAGTACGTGGGGCAATCGCAAAGATGCTCGACGACTATTTCACGTCCGAAACCTTTGTGAATGATATAGCGGAGTTGGAGCCAAAGGATAGAGTTGCGGCAATGGAGAAGTTCGCCGCTTATGTTTCGCCAAAATTACAGACAACAACCCTCGATATGACGGTAGAGAACAAAAAGACTATCGAGGATAGATTGGCAGAACTCTCTGACGATGAGGAATGATTTATCTAAACTCATCTACTTTAGATGCGGAGGTCAGCACCTCAAAGGTTAGTTCAAATACAGTTTGTTTGTAGCGGTGTCAGCAATGAACACCGCTATTCTTGTACAATTATTGTTATTTCTTCGGAAGAAATGCTGATAAATGTACAATTATAGCCCATAAATGTACATAAATGCGCAAATAACATCAATTCCTGCACAAACGATGTCAAATACACCTCGCAAACCTATGTTTTAAGCACATATTTAGGCACACAATAACGCCATCTCAACACCTTTATTCTTGTTCATTTATAGCAATAACTTCGGAAGAAATAGGGTATAACTGTACAATAATCGCAATAAATGTACAGTTATGGGGCGTTTCTTCGGATAAACTCCGTAAAAATGCAACAAAGAAGAGGAAAGTATATAGAATATATAGTAAATATATATCTACTACTACATCTACTGAAAGGGGAAAAGAGAATTTTTGAAAGATTTTTTGAGAGGAGAAAAAGAAAAAATTGCGCTCAAAAGAAAAAGAGAAAGCCCACAAAGAGAAAACTCCTTGCAGGCTTGCATCATATTCGTGGCTTCACGAAAAAGGTCAGAAACCCTTTCCCTTCTGCCGTTGGTACACCACAGTTTGGTTTTTGTCGAGATTGACGATTTTGAACATCACCATTGAGCGGTTGGGAATATCCTCGGGAAGCATAGTAACGAGCCGGGCAATAACCTCATCCACATTGTTGAAGCCTACGTCCGTCAGTTCTGCCACGTTCTGCCCATTGTGATATGCGGCAGCATTCACCATAAAGCGATACGACAATCTGAAATGTGTGTCCTCCTGCTTCTGCTCTCTGGTCGAAGTCTTGCCGGAGAAGAATATGAAGTCAATCACTTTGTCGTTCAACTCCCACGCAGGGGAGTAGTCAATCTTTATGTATCCTCGTGTTACCTTGTGTCCGCTACTATGGTTCATCGCAAACGCAACGTCCGATATAGAGGCACGGACATCGTTCTGCGCCACCGTACCCCAAGTATGCCTAAACGTATAGACCGAATACCAATCCTCTTTCGGAAGTTCCATTGCCTTGCATATCTGCTTGATGCCGCTATTAGCGTTCGCATTGAAGCTGTCCGATGTTCCCATACGTTGATAGAAGTTGAACAGGCGTTCGCTATCTGTTGTGTCGAGGTACTTATCAAACAACGGCTGAACTATTGCAGGCACACGCATTTCCATATACGCACCATCAGAACGGCTCTTGCGTGTCTTTGCACGTTGGTAACGAATGATGCCGTTCTCATAGTCTTTCTTCCGCAGGTTATACAGGTCCACAGTGTTGATGCCTGCCAAGCAAAGCACCATCATAGCAATATCACGTCCGAACTCCGTCAATGGGAACTTCATCTTGCTGTCGGGGAGAGGGAACGAGAAGAATGCCCGGCACGCCTCGGGAGTAATAGCAAGTTTCTCCGCCTTGTCAGCCGCAGGGATTTCCACCTTAACCCACGGATTGGTCTTGATGCGGATAAGCCCTGTGTCATAGTCGTTGTACTCCAATTGCGCCGCCTTGAACACCTGCCGCATACAGATAGGGTACATTTCCTTTGCCCTGTGCGTACTCTCCAATGATTTAATCCACCTGTTCACCAACTGCGATGTGAAGTGCGAGAACATCACCTTTGTCGTTCCTGTGAAGCGTTCGAGGTGTTGTAGCGCAAGTTGATAGTTCTTTGCGTTCCGTTCCTGTCCATTATCAATCATACGTGCGATGTGCGTGCGTGCGTAGTCAGAGAAGCAAATATCATCATTGCCACTCGTGAGGAACTCCGCAATCTCCTTTGCCGTCCAATGTTCGATGTCCTTTTTGTTCAGCCGTTCATTGTACTCCAAAATCTTCTGCGTACAGTATTGTAGTACGTAGGGGTCTTTGATTTCGTTGGTCTTGGTCAGTTCCTTTCTCGTAACCATCTTGTCTGTCTTGATGAACGAAGATGCACGATGATGTGTTACCCGGATATACACAGGGTAAAAACCGTCAGCCCTCGCCGTTCTCACTACTGCTTTCAATGTTGCCATATCTGTTATTCTTTATCGTTAATCATCAACTGCGTTCCAAAGTGTCTGTATCGTGTTCCAATGGATTGAGGTGCATTTTGTCATAACTCGCTCACACCTCGGCAATACCATTTGTACAACACCCGTACAACACTGTTGTAAAAACCCACCAACTATTGTACAACATTTGCGTTCATTCTGCACATTTAATGCTCATTTCGCACGTGCATTATTTATATAAAATAGGCGGTAAGCCCTTGATTGCGAAAAGCCTACCGCCTAAATCGTTAATAATCAAGTATCTTACTTGTTATCCTCAACAGCAGCCTGAGCAGCTGTAATTTCGGTCTGCTTTTCAGCGAGTTGCAAAATGTCGTACAACAATGTGTCAGCAGGGCTATTTTTGCTCGACCTCCTTATAGTTTTCTATTACCAAAATCGTTTTTGTCCACTTGTCGAAGTAATATTCATCATCCTCTTTTACATATCGTCCATTCAGCGCAAACAGGTACGCCAAAACTAACGCACAAATGCAGAGTAGAATTTTTATTGCCTGCAATACAGAAACTGAGTAATGTTTATTATTCATTTTATTTTAAGATAGAAACTAATAGAGTGGCTAATCCAATTACAACTGTTGCGACAATACTCCATTTTACAAGTTTGTTATTTTTGTGTTGCGCACGCATCTGTTCGTTATGTCGTTCTGCGGCAATTCTCTCTGCATTTTCTTTTCCACTCCACGCTCCTGTGCTTGCGAAATGTTTTCCTAATTCGTTGATGGTAAAAACCGGCATCGCTCCTCTTGACATAGGAAATGTTCTTCCGTACATCTCTAATAATCTCAAAGCACCATCCAAGTCAATACCTGTTGCGTTTATTTGAGATGGATAACAATGCCCATCATCAGATTTCGCAGCATTTATCAATATCTTCTCTGCAAGTAATGTCAAACTGTCCATCACTCCATTCCTTTAACCATTGACACCAATTTGTTCATCACGTCATCTCTTTGCTGAAAGTTTGAAACAAGTGATTTGCATAGTTCGATTAGTTCTCTATTGTCATCAATGACAGTCGCACTTGCAGTTTTTTCGGTGTCTATACTATTTGCAAGTGCCCTTACATCGTCATCAAAGAATAGGCGAATATCAACCCTCAACTTCAATGCTATCTGTTCCAAGTCAGCAGCTTGAATTTTGTTGTTATTCACGCAACGATGCAAGTTTGCTTCGCTCATACCTATGTCGGAGGCTAATTGTCTCATCCCTCCGGCTCTCTTTTCGCACAAATTTCTAATCAAACCTAAATTCATAATTATCAGCGTATTACAATTTGCGACTAAAATAAAATACAGACAAAATGAAATTTTCTGTCTAAAATATTTGCGTGTGTCTGTATTATTTTATAGTTTTGCACCATAAAACTAAACATTAAACTTCAAATGACCGAAAAAATGGCTAAAAAAAAGACTATTACAGGCGAATTAGAGCCTATGAAAATCGGAGAGCGCAAGGAGTTCCCTGCATCACTATGCACTACTGCAAGAAGTATGGCGAGTATGCTCGGTTTCAAGTGGAACAGAACATACAAGACCGAGACAGACCGTGAAAGACGTGTCGTAGTAGTAACCCGAATTGCATAACGCTATGATTAGAAGAAGAACTCCAAAGGTTTCAAGAGAACGTGCTATTACAATAGCGATGAACCACAACTGCGTACCTCGTGGCATTGCCGAGAGATACACCGACAGCGAACTGAAAGAAGTATTAAGACAACTCAAATTAAAAGCAGATTTCTAATTATGAATAAGATTGAGATTAAGAGTATCGGTTTTGACTCGTTTGGTCGTGAGGTTTTTCAGACTGCCAAAGGCTCATTACTCTGTGATGTAAACCTCGACCGTTCACACAAAAATATGAATTTGTGTGCCAAACTGAACAATGAGTTTGACGGTGAGCCGGATTTCCCTGTAAAGGTTGAGAGATTTGTAGTCGTGGAGGAATTTTCAACATCAAAATAATATCACTATGGATAAGTTTATGAGCCTCAGCCAACTTGCGATGTCAGTCTTTATGTTCCTCGGAACAATCACTTGGGGCATTGCTCACCTCATCAAAGGCACAATCGGTTTATTCGGTCTCCTCGTAGTTCTGTTATTCGCCCTTTTGATGTGGGTACTTGTACGCGAGTCTTATCGTGAGTATCAACAAGAGAAAAACAAGTAAGCAATGGCACAGGAGGTTGGTATCGGTGCAGAGTTTCAAGAACTCGCAAAGGCATACGCCAAAGCAGAGAAAGAATTAAGCATTAAAGCGTATGTCGCAATCTTAATCTGCAAGAAGGTGGACGGAAAAGAGGTCGTGCTACATCGTTACGACCTGCCACGTGAAAGTGTAGAGCGTTGGCAATGGGTAATTGATTGGCGCAAAGCAAAGTTTGTCTGTGCAGACCCTCGAAGTTATATCTACACCACTATGTCTTTCTATGACAAGACAAGTGGTGAGAAGTACGGATTTAGAAGCGACCTGTCGCAGCTCGTGGCATTGAAGAGCAAAATCACATTGCAGGAGAACAGGGTTGCAGCATACATCAAAGCCAATCAAGGTAACTTATTCTTTGATGAAGCCACAGACCCTGCATTGCAGAAAATTCGTGCAAAGGTGGAGTTCGCAAAGGAACGTGTTGCATTGGCAGAAGCGAGACTGAAAGCAAAAGTAGAACAATATCAGAAAGAACAATTGTAATGGGAACACCAAAAGGCAACGGACTTGTCGAGATTACAGGCGAGAACAAATCAATGGATAAAGGTTGGTTTTGTATGGACTTGATGGGATTTCTTCGTGGTGTGGATTGGGACACCTTTCATTCAGCCTATCAGCAAGCCAAGTCCGGCAACTGTCCTTTCAAAGATAAGTGCAAGCGTTACGAACGCACAGTAAAGAAACGTGGTCATCAATTAAGCATATTCTAACTATGGCATCACATACCAATCCCATTTGCGCCAAGTGTGCAAAAGCCTATGAGCAGTTGAATGGTCGCTACTGTACCCTGCTCAAACGAAATGTAGAGTACGACAAGACACCTGCGTGTCAAAGTCAAACCAATAAAAAGTAAATCTATGCTCACACTCGATTTTTCCGACAAGTCAGTTACCTACGAGACGTTCATCCACGATGTTGCCGCTTCGGTAGTGCGTATGCTCTCCGAAGTACGCAACGACCCCGAGACAGTCAGCCAACGACAGGCATACACGATGTTCGGACGTGGCAATGTCGATAGGTGGCGCATAGAGGGCAAGATAGAGCCTTGTAAACGTCCCGGCAAAGTCGAGTACCGCACGGCAGAGTTGAGAGCATTACAGAACGTGAAACAGGACTATTTCAAGATATAACAACAAGGCTGTATAGAGTAATGGGAACTACACTCCGGGTCGTATGCCACAATGGAGGGTTAGCGGTTCGAGTCCGCTTGCAGCCACAACAGACAACTGTATTTCAATAACTTTAATTATTAACATTATGAGCAATGCATTATCATTAGCCCAAGAGTTGCAACAGACAAAAGCAACCGATGTGATACGCAATGAGCGTGTCCGTAGTCAATTCATCAACGTCTATAACTCCATTTGGAAAGAGGGAGGCGAACAGGTGTACGAGCGTGAGGCAATCTACTTCAACCAACAGTTGAGAGACAAAGCCAACCTGCGTGAATGCTCTGGTACATCAATCTTCTATGCCTTTATTGACCTTGCTGTAAAGGGGCTTACCCTTGCACCGGGCGCACAGGCACTCTGTTACCTCATTCCTCGCAATGTCAAGGTAGGCACAAACCAACAGGGCAACGACATTTGGGAGAAAGTCTGCAACCTTACCATTTCGGGATATGGCGAATTGGTGCTGCGCAAGAATGCCGGACAGATACGCCACGCCGACAATCCTGTTATCGTGTACGAGGGCGACACATTCCAATACGGAGAACAGAACGGACAAAAGATAGTGAACTATATGTCCGCTTTCCCTCGCAAGTCCAACAAGATTATTGCCTGTTTCTTGAAGATTACACGTGCCGATGGTACGATAGACTATTCTGTGATGACTGAACAGGATTGGATGCGACTTAAAGGTTACAGCGACAAGCAAAACTCCTACTTTGACCGCAAAACAAACCAATGGGTAACCAACTCTAACGAACTCTACAACAAGAACGGTCAGATTGACACAGGCTTCCTTATGGCAAAGTGCGTGAAACACGCATTCAAGACCTACCCAAAACTGAATATCGGTCGTGGCTCCGCTCTCGAAACTGAAATCATCGAACAGCCTCAACCGACAGACATCGACCCATACGGCGGTGTTGGAACAGAGCAGCCTCAACAGCAGGAACAGCATTTCGCACCTGCACCCGATATGTCCGCAGGTGTAACAATCGACCCTGCACAGCAATCAAACAACGCAGACGACACATTCTAACACCATACCACTATGTCACAGGAATTAGCAATTATCAAGCAGGAGAATATACAGACTATCGTGTCTGCCGCTCCACAGTCCTACAAGGACAACAAACTATCTCGTGAGAACTGCGAAGCTGCCGGGCAAGCAATCCTCGATGCCATTGTGCAGGGAGGAATGACGGACGAACTCGACCAACGTGCGGCACAGTACATTGAGAAAGCACGCAAGACCGTCAAGAAGATGAACGAACGCCGTGCGCCTGTTACCCAACTGTTCGACACAATCCGCAAGGAGTTCACCGTAATGGAGAATGCCATCGACCCTACCAAAGCCGATACAATCCCATACAAGTTGCAGCAGTTCCGCAATCAGTTCGCCGCCAAGAAACGTGCCGAGGAGGAGGAACGCCGCCGTAAGGAGTACGAACGCCAACAGGCAGAGGCGGCACGTACCAAGATGCGACAGGATATTGAGGACGACTTCAAGCAGCAGTTCCAAACACTCGTGAACAGAGACTGCAATGCTCTGTCAGCCATTGACAATGCCGTTACCCTCGACAACTACGAAGCATCATTCAAGCAGGTTAAGGATTATTCAACGGAACTTCCTGCCGACTTCCTCTACAACCTGCACACCCTCATTCGCATTCCTGCCGGAATAACCGTAGATGAGATACGCAAGGCAGAGATTGAGACAAAGGAACGCCTTGCCAAGCAGTTCAAGGAGCAATACGAGTTCGAGATTGACAGCACAAAGCAGTACATCATCGACCGTCTGCCGTCCAAGAAAACCAACCTCGAACGTATGGCACAGGCATCAGCCGAGGAAGCTGCACGTATCAAGGATGAAATGGAAGCACGTCAGCGCAAGGAAGCGGAGGAACAGGAGGCAGAACGCCGCCGCAAGGAGGAGGAAGAAAAGCAGAAGGCAGAAATGGCACGTCAGCAGTCCGAAATGGAAAGCCTGTTCGGTCAGCAAGCAGTCGTGTCCTCCGGCTACCAACCAAAGGTAAAGGTTGCACAGAAAATCAACCTGCTCAATCCCGAGGGCATTATGCCTATTCTCTCTATGTGGTGGAGCAAGGAGGGTTGCCACCTCTCTGTTGAGGAACTCACCAAGATGTTCAAGAAGCAGATAACATTCTGTGAAAAACTCGCCAAAGAGGGAACGTACATCAAGGATGAGAGTGTGGAATATGTCGAGGACGTAAAAGCGAAGTAAGAATTTACGATGATTACTATGAGCGATAATTATTACAGCAGAAGTGAGGTCAGTAACTCTGACCTCACCGAACTGAAAAACATCTTACATCCACGTATGCAGTTCGGAGACAAAGAGGCGGCGTTCCGCTTCGGCTCGTTGGTCGATGCAATCATTACAGAGCCGTCAAAGGTGGACTACTACCGCCTAACAGTGGACGATGTGCCATACACAGAAGATGAGTTCCGACACGCACAGGAAATGCAAAAGGCTCTCCGTATGGAAGCACGCAAAGATGCGTTCCTCGCCAAAGTACTTGAATGTGCCGAAACACAACGCTTTATGGTCAATAAGGCACAGCAGTTCACATACTGCGAATTTCCGTTCACGCTCGATACCCGGTGCAAATGGGATTGGTGGCTCGGTGGCTTCGGTGGCGACCTCAAAACAACATTCGCCGCCACACAGCAACAGTTCGAGGAAGCTGTTGATTTCTTTGATTGGGACAGGAGTCGTGCCTGGTATATGGACATCGCAAAGAGCAACCGTGATTTCATCTACGCCATCAGCAAAAAGAACTGCTGCATATTCAAGAAGTTCATAAATCGTGGCGATGAGGTCTATAATCGTGGTCGTGAGAAATACGAAGAATTGGCATTTCAATATTGGTGCTTATGCCCACCTGTAACTAACAACAATTTATAATCAAAGAATTATGGCAGAAGAAAACAAGAAAATGAAACTCGAAGTCGAGTTTGACAGAGACGAGGTAGCCGGAACAATGATGTTGATGGGCGAAAAATTAACAGAGGAGCGTTGGGCTGAACTGACAGAGGCTCCAATAAAAATGAACTTCAACAAGTTTGGCGAAGATGGCACACAGGTACGAATTGCGATAGTCGCTCTTGCGATTGCATCATCAGACCTCAAATAGCCCTATGGATATATTCTGCAAGGTAACGCCTCACGGTCTTGTGCCGCTCTATGATAGCGACTACGACTTGAAGAAACGGCTTCGTGTCGGCTCTGTCGTCAAGTGCAAGGTTAGCAACCCTCGCAACTACGAACATCACAAGAAGTTCTTTGCATTGGTGCGCCTCACGTTTGACAACCTGCCGTCCAACCTTGCAGAATATTTCAAAGTCCACAATGAGGAAGATATGCTGCGCCGCTTCAAGCGAGACTTGGGCTACTTCAAAACAAGCCTCAACGAACGAGGCGAAAAGGAGATAGAATACCAAAGCATATCATTCTCGGCAATGGAACAACACGAGTTTGAACGCTTCTACAATCAGTGCATCGACCTTGTGCTATACAAGTTCCTCAAAGGGATAGATAAAGAAGATTTAATCACAGATATAGAGAATTTCAAATGAGCAATATACTGAAACATAATCTGCGTGTCGAGCCTTACGAATACCAACGTGAGGGCATCTGCTTCGGATTGGAGCATAAGCGCATTATCATCGGCGATGAGCCGGGATTGGGCAAGACATTGCAGAGCATTGGCATAGTCGATACAGCAAGAGCATACCCCTGCCTCGTTATCTGTCCGTCATCACTCAAATTAAATTGGCAACGAGAGTTTGAGAAATTCACAGATAAGAGCGCACTTGTGCTTGACAATAACGTCCGCACCACGTGGGGTTATCTCCTCTCAATGGGCGTGCATCAGGTCGCCATTGTCAATTATGAGAGCCTGCGCAAATACTTCGTGTGGGACATCAAGGGCGGCAAGCAGTTCCGACTGAAAGACGTAGTGTTCTGTCCGCAGATGCAGCAGTTCAAATCAATCATCATAGATGAGAGCCACCGTGTAAAAGACCCCTCCGCACAGCAGACAATCTTCACAAAAGGTTTGTCCGTTGGCAAGGAATACCGCATACTCCTGTCGGGTACACCTGTTGTCAATCGTCCCGAAGATTTAATCGCCCAACTCTCCATATTGGACCGCATAGGCGAGTTTGGAGGACGTGCCAAGTTTATGGCAGACTACTGCACCGACCCCAAAGACAAGACCGCCGTTCCTGCCGTTCCTCTGTCAGTTCTTTCAAAGCAGTTGTACGATACCTGTATGATACGCCGAGAGAAATCAAAGGTGCTGCCGCAGTTGCCCGACAAAACACGAGTGGACTTGTACGTGGAGATTTCCAATGATAAGGAATACAACCTTGCTGCCGCCGACCTTGCCGCATACTTGCAGGAGTACACCGAGTGTACCGATTGGGAGATACGCCGCAAAATGCGTATGGAAGCCCTTGTGCGCTTTATGACGTTGCGTTCCTTGGCCACCAAAGGCAAGATAGCGCAGGCGGTGGACTTCATTCGCACATTCCTCGACAGCGGAAAGAAACTCATTGTGTTCTGCTCTCTACACGAGGTTGTGGACGAACTGCAAAAGGTGTTCCCTCGTGCGGTAACGGTTACAGGACGTGATAGTATGGTAAACAAACAGGCATCTGTCGATGCGTTCCAGAACAACCCCAATGTAAACCTCATCATCTGTTCAATCAAAGCTGCCGGAGTGGGACTGACACTTACAGCCTCATCAAACGTGGCATTCATTGAATTGGCTTGGACGTATGCCGACTGCTGCCAATGTGAGGACAGAGCGCACCGCATAGGTCAGAAAGACAACGTAACCTGTTACTACCTGCTCGGACGTGGCACAATCGACCACACCATTTATAACCTCATACACCGCAAGAAATCTATTGCGAGTGAAATAATGAACTCGGACGATGATATACCAACTGATGAAATGTACTTCGATGAGTTGGTTAATCTCTTCCTCAACACATCGGGATAATGGATATATGCAAAACAGACGTGCAGAAGATTATCAAGTATTTCGATGATGCTGCCAAAGTATATGACACCCTGCCCGGACAACGCAACAACTGTCGTGCGTGGGTTATACGACAAATGATAAAGAAGTTAGAAAAGAAATTATTCACCTTTAATTCAGTTCAAAATGAAGAAAAATGACATCGTTGATTACGTAATCAACAACACGACTTTAAGTCGTTCGCAGGCAATCGCTGCCACCGAAAGCGTGGTAGAGGCTATCAGCAGTTCACTCGCAAAGGGTGAGAGTGTTTTCATTCGTGGCTTTGCAACAATCAAGGCAGTTACCACAGCCCCTAAAAAGGCTCGCAACATCAGCAAGGGTACTGTTGTCAGCATTCCGGCACAGAACACCGCCAAACTCGTGTTAAGCAAAGAATTGAAAAACCGTATGAACTTGAAAGAATGATGGTAAACTATTTCCTTTCGACAGTCCGCTACGAAAAGACAATGGAAAACGGACTCAACAAGACAGTAAGCGAACAGTATCTTTTTGATGCGCTCTCGTTCACAGAGGCAGAGGCAAGAACTATCGAGGAACTGAAACCCTACATCAGTGGCGAATTTAGCATTCCCCAAATCGTCAAGCCTCGTATTTCAGAACTGATGCTCTCCGAAGATGTGTCGGCAGACCGCTACTACAAAGTAAAGGTTTCTTTCATCACCCTTGACGAAAAGAGCGGAGCCGAGAAAAAGACCAACAGTTTTATTCTCGTACAGGCTTCGGACTTCAAGAACGCATACGACCGCTTCATTGAGGGTATGAAAGGAACAATGGCAGATTACGAAATAGTTTCCATTGTCGAGACACAGATATTGGATTATTACCCTGCAAAGTATGACGAAAAGTAAAGTAACAATCGCTGAAGCAATGTCAGCGAATAGAATGACTTTCGATGAGTTGATGGCTAAAAAGAACGCTGTCAAAACTCGAAAGGTACACAAGGATGAGGAACACCGCATACAATGTGCGTGTGTGCGGTGGTTCTCCCTCCAATATCCCAGGCTTCACGGCAGACTGTTCGCCGTTCCTAATGGTGGCAGGCGTGATGCTACTACGGCAGCAAAACTGAAAGCCGAGGGAGTTGTGGCAGGGGTGGCAGACCTCATCCTCTTGAAAAGCAACCGGGACTACGGTGCTTTGCTCATTGAAATGAAAACTCTCAAAGGCAGACAGCGAGACAGCCAAAAGCAATGGCAGAACATCGTCTGTGCTGACGGAGAGTACAAATATGTGGTGTGTCGTTCCTTTGACGATTTCCAACGTGAAGTGGACGATTATTTGAACAACGAATACTAACTCTCTATGGCACGAACTTCAAAAAAGGGGTTGGAATATTTCCCAATGGATATAGACATATTCAGCGACCTCAAGATAAGAAAACTAATCAAGTATCAAGGTGGGAAAGCCATTTCGATATATGCTCTGCTGCTCTGTAGCATCTACAAGAATGGGTATTACATAGAGTGGGACGAAGAGTTGCCTTTCATCTGCTCGGAACTGACGGGATTTGACGAGGCGTATGTATCAGAGGTTATCAAGACCTGCCTGTCTCTCGGGTTGTTTTCAAAGGAACTGTTCGATGCGGAGGGAGTGCTTACAAGCAAAGGTATTCAAGAGCGTTACAGTCGTATTTGTATTCAATGCCGCCGGGTGTGTAACATCACAGATTACAGCCTGCTGACACAACAGCAAGCACCAAGACCTCGGAATAGGGCAAACCAACGAAAGAAGGAGACTGAGAAACAAGACGCACCACCACGTTACGAACCATATTCGCTAACGCTCGACCAAGAAATTGAGAAACTGAAAGCAGATGAATGTTGGCTCGACCAATTACAGGTGCTCCACTCAATGAAAATAGAGCTGCTACGGAACAGCCTCGATGATTTTCGGGTGCAATGTGTGGCAGACGGCAAAGAGCGAGGACACCAATCATTGGCAGATGCCAAACAGCACTTCAATTCGTGGTTACGCATAGTGAATAGAAACAAAACAGCGAAAGATGATAACTCTAAATCCAAAGGACGAAATCAACGTAGAGGAAATGTTCTCTCACCTGATGAGCCGAAAACGTACGGCGACACGTTTTAGACTGCCATATACACCTAAACAGGTATATGCAATGCTCTATACAGCGTGTAAAGCCGAGGTAGCAAGCCGTTATCGTGAGTTCCAAGATACACAGGAGTACAAGCAACACCTATGGGACATTTCCAAGTGGCTCACATCGCAGGACTCCACATTCGGGCTGTTCCTCTGTGGTGGAGCAGGCAATGGAAAGACAACCATTCTCCGTGCTTTGCAAAACCTCACAGGATTGCTCCGCTCCGATGAGGGTTGGAGTAGCCGACAGGACGAATACCCGGTACGTGGCTACATATTCATCACGGCAAAGGAACTCGTATTGCTTGCAAAAGCGTACAACAACCCCACACGTGAGAACGAAAGCGATGTGTACAAGTTCAAGAGGCTACGCACCATTGAGATACTTGCCATTGACGACCTCGGGCAAGAGCCAAAGGAAAGCATACACTACGGCGACTTTGTAACTGCGGCAATGGATATTATCTCTTTCCGCTACGAAGAGCAGTTCTGCACGTTGGTATCTTCCAATCTTTCAGCAGCAGAGATAGCAACCTATTACGATGAACGCATTGCCGACCGCTTCCGTGAAATGATGCACATCATCAATTTCGGTGCGGAGCAATCATTCAGAAAACCAACAAACAAATGAAATAAGTATGAACACAGACTATGCATATTGTTCGGGCGTTACCTGCCCCATTCGTGATAAGTGTAAACGATACTTACCCGACCCTCCCGATATGCCTTTGTGGTGGATACCACCTGCATACAAGGAGAAGTTGAAAGAGTGCCCAGACTTTGAACCAAAAAACAAATAGCAATGAGACATTTAATCATTATCAAAAGTTTTATCAAACCAATTAAAAACAACAACAGTATGGGAAACAAGACAAAGAAAGTAGAAATCGAAATCCCGGTAGGGAAAGTTGCAAAATGGGTAGATGGTGTGCTTACCCTCGTAGATGAAAAGCCACAGGACGTAACCGAGCGTATCAAGACGTTTGCTGATGCTTGTCGTGAACTTGGCTCTGACCACCCATTCGTAAAAGCCTATGACGGCTATGTGTCGCATATCCACCAACACGATATGAACGATTATGATTTGGTAGCATACCTACAACTCCGCATCATCACCGCAGCTCTCAACGAGGGTTGGGAGCCTCAATTCACAAAGGGCGAACGCCGTTGGTATTTTTGGTACGACCTAATCACCAAAGAACAGTACGACAAACTATCTGCCGAGGATAAAAGCCGTGTGGTTGGTCGTGGCGGGTACAGTGCGGGTGCGGACTGCGGTCTCGTTTGTGCGGTCGCGTATTACGCATCTTCGGGCTCGGGCGCGGACGGCGGCTCTCGGCTCGCCTTCAAAAGCGAAAAACTCGCAGCCTACGCAGGTAGGCAGTTCGCCGAGATATATGCCGACTTCTGTTTCAAACCAAAGTCGGAGGAAACAAAGGGATAATGCAGGGGCAGTGTGGGGGCTGCTGCCTCCGCACTGCCATTTTTCTAACAAACAAATATTCTATCACAATGAAAAAGTACAAAGGAACAAAAGTCGTGTCGGCAGAGCCGATGAACGAGTATTATGCAGTGCAGAAAGGCATTGCAAGACCTAACACCGACAACCACGAGTGGCGTGAGGGATACCGTGTTGTCTATGCAGACGGTTACGAAAGTTGGTCTCCAAAGAATGTGTTTGAGGAGGCGTACAGTCCGATTGAGATTTCTGATGAAGCCAAATTTACGGTTGCAGAACTCATTGACTTTGGAAACTACCTGTTGTCCGACAAGAGAAAGCAAACTATTGAGAGTGCAGAAAACCTCAACGTGGTTGGCGATTGGGACGTTCAGAATTGGATAGACACCCCACGAGATATTGAGTAGAACTAATAACGGAGGGTGGCACGTCCGCCCTCCATAACAAACAAACTGTAATACAATGAGAACTATCAAATTCAGAGGTAAGGACATCGAAACAGGCGAATGGATATATGGACACTTCTTTCAAAGATTGGGACATTATCCTGCAATCGTTGAGCCAAGACCTCGTGACGGAAAGGTTATGTACTACGAAATAGCCGTAGAAGATATTACCGTAGGTCAATTCACAGGACTAATGGATAAGAACGGCAATGAAATCTACGAGGGGGACATATATCGCTACGATAACCCAGATAGCATCAACGAGGTGAGTTATTGCGCAGGTGGTGGATTTGCAGGCTTTGACCTTACTCCTGCAATACACAATGAAAATAGACTATTGGATGTCGAGGTTATCGGCAATATCCACGACAACCCCGAATTACTGAAAGGAGGCAACGATGAGAACTATCAAATTCAGAGGTAAGGACATCGAAACAGGCGAATGGATATATGGACACTTCTTTCAAAGATTGGGACATTATCCTGCAATCGTTGAGCCAAGACCTCGTGACGGAAAGGTTATGTACTACGAAATAGCCGTAGAAGATATTACCGTAGGTCAATTCACAGGACTAATGGATAAGAACGGCAATGAAATCTACGAGGGGGACATATATCGCTACGATAACCCAGATAGCATCAACGAGGTGAGTTATTGCGCAGGTGGTGGATTTGCAGGCTTTGACCTTACTCCTGCAATACACAATGAAAATAGACTATTGGATGTCGAGGTTATCGGCAATATCCACGACAACCCCGAATTACTGAAAGGAGGCAACGATGAGAACGATTAAATTTCGAGGTCGTGATTTTGCAGGGCTGTGGCATCACGGAGACCTCATTCACGATGATGAATATTTGCTAATTCGGTTTGGTGGCTGTGCAAACGCATACATAGAAAACGAGACTATGGGGCAGTTCACAGGGATAACCGACAAGAACGGCAAGGATATTTACGAGGGTGATGTCATAGGTTGCCATAATCCAAGTATCAAGCACTTGATATTCTATAATGAAAAGCAAGGTAGGTTTATGGCTGCTCTCAATGGCGATATTGAAAACGATTTTGTAGGTGTATGCGGTCTTGATGATAGCCGTTGGACAGGCTCGAAAAAGGTCATTGGGAATGTTTACGATAACCCCGAATTGTTAAAAGAAGAATTGTACTAAAATTATGGGAACAAAGACTTTCAAAATAAAAACCTGTATGCGTGGATTTAAGAAATGGATGGATGCACACCCACGCAAAAATTTAAGAGGTTATTTCTCGGTCAATGGTCGTGATATGACTGATGCCGAAGTAAGGCGTGTCGTTTTATACGCAGTTGAAAAAGGATATGAGACCGAAGCAGATATACCAAGTGAGGAACTTGCTCAATTACTTCAGAAAGGAGGTGAATAATGTTTTATATTCTTTTCCCTTTAACAATTTTCTCTTTTTTAATTCTGCTATACTGCAATGCTAATGCAATGGTTAAGTATGACTATTATATATCATTCAAGAATGATTACAAGAAATCGAGCAGTATGCGTGATGAGAAGTATATGCGATATTACAGGATGTGTTACAGAATAGCGAAAAGACGACTTCGCATTTCCATTCTGTCCTGTACTATACTAACAATATGGTTGCTGTTATGGGGAATAATGACTTAACCAAGATGTATCAAGCGTTCCGAAAGTGGCGAGAAGAACACCCGGATAGCATCTACATCATCTTCGATACACGTCTAACGTATTGGGGACATCCGCTCAACCGCTACATCGTTACGAAAGGTGTTGAGTTGTACCGCTTCTTCGGTGATGTTGTCGTCAGTACCATAAGCGGAACGCATCAACTCCACCAACCAATAACCTGTGCATCCCAAAAGGAAGCAACGGAACTTTGCCAACGGCTCAATGCAAAGTACGTCCACGATAATGAGCCAATAACATTTGCCAACTACCCATCGTGGCAAGAGGCTTATAATAAGTATTATCAATAAATTCAGAACGGTTATGAAATCACTTACTTGGGCTATGCTCAAAGAGAAAATAGAACAGATGAATGAGCAGGAACAACAGGAACCTGTTCGTGCTTGGGGCGAAGAAATATCACTCAAAAGCGAAATTACTTTGGATAGAACAAATGAAAATATGTACTACAATGATGATTTTGACGGAGTGTGTTATCCCGAAAGCGAGTTAGACGATTACAAGCCCGAAGAATGTACACTCGTGGCTAAAACAGGAACATATTATTTAGATATAGACTGATTATGAAGAAACGTATCGCAAAAAAGATATACCGCCGTGTGTATAGGTCGATGATGGCGAGTTTTGAAAGTTTTGCTTTCTACCACATAAAGCAATGTGGAAATACTTGGAGTGTTACAATTCGCCCATCAACAGCCCCATACAGCAGAGCGCAATATATAAAAGCCTGTAATGTATTGAAAAAAGCATATAGGATTTGGAAACTTGGTGCGCAAGGAACTACACGTGCTCGCCGATGCTATAACAAAAGATATTACTTCTGATTATGAAAAAGAAAATCATCATAACCCTATCACGTGTGTTCCCGGTAACACACAGCCGCCGAGGTGAGCCGACAGGCTTTACAAGCAAACTCGCTTCGGGAGAGAAGAAACACACAATCCGCAGGAACTACGACCTGTGGAAAGTCAATGCCGAGAAAATGGAACGAGGTAAATTCTACCTCTCCATACGTCAATGGTCGGGCAAACCCTACAACTCGCCACAGGTGGAGATAGCACAGCGACACAACCCAATCGGCGTTCAGTCTGTGGAACTCTACTACCACGCCGACAACGACACCATAACAGCCAAGATTGACGGTCGTGAAGGCTCGATGCAGATTGCTACACATTGGCAAAGAATGACGGACTTTCTGTGCAGGATTTCAAAGAATGGTTTTTCGGCAAAGACCCAAAGGAGGACAAAGTTTTCAAAGGAGGTATAATCCATTTTACAGATTTCAGATACTGATATGAGCATCGCACAAGATATGATAGACGGCTTTTGTTGCCAATTATGCGGAGTATATTTCGAGGAAGAACACGGATACCCTGTATTATGCGAAGATTGCTACAATAGCCTAACAGATAAGGAAAAAGAAGATTATCAATTAGCAACATATCCCGAGTTATGAAACTACTATACATAGACCTATTTTGCGGAGCCGGGGGAACTTCCTCCGGCGTAAACTCCGCTCGCCTCGATGATAAGCAGTGCGCAACCGTTATCGCCTGTGTCAATCACGACAAGAACGCCA